TGACTGCGGAGCAACATACAACGGGGCCAACACCACGGCCACGACCGTAACGGTGACCACTGGCGCAGGCTGGACCCCTGCTGATACGCTGACCATTACGGCGTCGACCGGCATATTCAGCTATCCCGGCACCTCGGATGTGGGCGACCAGATCGTTTTGACGGGCTCTGACGGCGTCAAATACCTGCTGACCATCACCGGCACCACCTCGTCGACAGTGGCCACAGCGCGCGTCAATCGAACGCTGGCGACCGAATTCCGTAGTGTTGCTGTGTCTGCATACTCATTTGCCAGAAACAGCATCAGCGGCCTGACATGGATCGAAGGCAAAGAAGTCAGCATTCTGATTGATGGTGCGGTCCACCCACGGCGCACGGTGACATCTGGTGCCATATCTTTGGAGCAGCCCGGCAGCGTCATCCAGATCGGCTTGCCGTATGAGTCAGACCTGCAAACCCTGCCAATGTTCATGCAGATCGATGGAGCATTTGGTCAGGGTCGAAGCAAAAACGTCAGCAAGGTCACGATGCGCGTGTACCGCTCATCCGGCATCTTTATTGGCCCTGATGAGGACAACCTGATTGAGGCAAAGCAAAGAACCAGCGAACCTTACGGCTCGCCGCCATCGCTCAAGTCTCAAGATATTGAGGTCAATCTGACGCCAGACTGGACCGACGGTGGTCAAGTGTACGTGCGCCAGCAAGACCCGCTGCCACTGACCATTATCAACCTTTCATTCGAAGCCTCGATTGGCGGATAATGTGCCCGTAAAACGCCGAGCTATCGATAATGTTCGTGCATTGATTGGAGATCAACAATGAATCAATGGGTTTCAGCATACAATCCAAGCAATCAAGCGCCAGTGACCGAAAGTCAACAGCCGGGAATGTTCCAGCGTGGCGCGACATTTTTGGCAGATGTGTTCACGCCATCGCCAAAATTTAACGCAGGCATGCAGAAAGCCGCACCGATCTTGTTTGCAGCTGGCGCAGTGCAATCAGCAGTCGGGTCGTACTACCAAGCCAAGTCTGCCCAGTACCAGTACAAGTCGCAGGCGCTGACCATGGACTTCCAAAAGAGCATGTCGGAAATCAATGCCCGGCAGGCTGAGTTCATGGCCCAGCAGATTGTCGATGTGGGCGGCAAAGAGATCAGCATGCTTAAGATGCGAGCCGGCAAAATTAAGAGCGCATCAAAAGCTAGCATGGCTGCTCGCGGCATCAAGCTTGGCGTCGGATCAACAGCTGAGGTGGTAGCTACGACTGATCTGGTGGCCGAAATGGACGCGCTGACAATCTACGCAAACGCCATCAAATCATCTGAGGCGGCTCGAACACAATCAATCAACTACATGAACCAAGCCATGCAGCAAGGCGTATCGTCAGAAAACCTGCGCGGCACAGCGGCAAGCATCAGCCCGTTCAGCGCTGTAATGACATCGCTTGGCCAGTCATCGAACACTTTGGCTGCGTCGTGGTTCTTAAAGAATAAGGTGGGACCATAATGGCAACCGTACCTGTATACGATCAACCGCAAGTCAATCCTAATGTCGGGCAGTTGCCTGCATTTCAGGCTCCGGGCGTTGAGCCCATGCGCGATTTTGCCGGCAAACAAATTGAAGAAGGTGGTCAAGCAAAAACCAATCTTGGCGCTAATTTAATGCGCATTGCTGAAAAGCAAAAAGAAGTTGAAGAGCAGTCTGTGCTTGATAAGACAGAACTTGATCTGCGCAGGTTTATTGTCGACTTTCAAACTGAAAATGCTGGCCGTGTTGGCGAAAATGCCAATAACATTACTTCTGATTTTACGAGCAACTATTACAAAAAAGTTGATGAATTTGTACAGCAATTTGGCGGTGACAAGCAATCACGTTTAGTAAAGCGCTTTCAGAACAAAGCAAATGAAATTGGCCTTGCGACGATTGCAAAGTTTTCCACATACGAGGCAGATCAAAAACAGCAGGTACGTGTTAACAATAACAAAGCGCTTGGCAAAATGCTGAGCAACACTGCATCAAACTCGCCATTCTCAGTCAAAGATGGAAAAGTATTTGACGGGCTTGAGTTTGAAAACAGTAAAAAAAGCCTTGTAGAAAATTTAAAAAAACGAGCAGAGCTTTTGGGCTACAGCGAAAACTCTGATGTTTACAAGCAGCTGGAGCAGGAAGAGTTGTCAACGGTTTACATGGACCGAATGGCAAACATCATTAATACCAACCCAACTGCTGCGCCTGCATACTTTGATAAAGTCAAAGATTTCATCACAAACGATGAGTTCAAAAGTAAGTTTAAAGGCATGGCCACAAAGGTGGCGCAAGAGGCAGAGGCAGAAGGCTGGGTTGAAACACAGTTTACAGATGCGCTAAAGAAAAAAGACGGCAAGCAAGCCATTGCCGATCTGCGTTTAGACATTATGAAAAAGTATTCTGGCGACCAGCAAAAGACTGCGTTGCAGGTATACGAGCAGCTTGAGCAAAGCTTGAAAACGCAAAATGAATCAATAAGAAAGAAATTTTCTGACGAAGCTTGGTCAGTTGTCTACAAGTCTCAAACCACATGGGGCGCTTTGCCAAATACAACCAAAGAATGGTTGCGTGAAAACGATTCTGATACATACAGAAACCTTGAACAATATATTGAAACTAATGTTCGTCAAGCCAAAACAGAAGCAAGCCAGTCCAGATCAGAGGCCAGAGAACGCCGCAGGGAAATTAGAGAAATAGAAAAAGAGAAGCGTCAGGAACGTGAGGGCGCTGCTTTTTATGATTTGAATACGTACATGAGTACAAATCCAAAAGCATTTATGACTATGGATTTGAACAATTGGCGAACAAAACTTTCACCAGAAGATTGGAAATATTTCGCCAAGAAACAGTCAGACTTTAATTTAAATCCTCAAGCAGAAAAGCAATCAACTACGCTCAACGCAAGGATTGATGTTGAATCAGACCTTTTAAATATTGGAAAAAACAAGACTAAAAAGGCTCGGTTTACGAAAATTGTAAACAATGAGGTGGATACGTTTATTGCAAACAATAACGGCCGTCAACCTGACGCCAAGCAATTAAATGCAATTATTAGAGAAGCTCAAAAACAATACACAACCGGCGAGTTTATTGGTATTAAATCTAAAGCACGTAGATTTGAGCTTGAAAAGGCAAAGACAATTAAAGATATACCAAGTAATTTGTTGAGTGAGCTTAGACAAACATTGGCTGATAAAAAAATTCAGGCAAGCGATGCTGAGATTATCAATATCTACAATACTTACGTAGGCCAAAATGACTGATTTTACAAGCGCAATTGATACAGTATTTGATGAGAAGCGTCGCAAAACTCCGACAATAGACCCTGCTAAGTCTACCGTTGGAAAGTTTGATTCTGCAATTGATCAGTACAAATCAAGTCAGGCTGCGGTAGTTAATTACACGGCAGACAAAACGCCGTCTGATTATGCCGAGTCAATTCGCGTAAGTAAAAAAACTGACATTCCTGCTGAAGTTGTTGGCAATGATTTGAATTATTTCAAATCAATCACTGACATTCAAGAAAAGCAAAGATACCTTGCAAAGAATCCTGAGCTGTGGCCGTTCGTAGAAAAGAACCCTGAGAAGTATGGCCTGATTCAAAATGATATGAGCATTATTGACAGTGTTGTCAATGGTGCGCGCCTTGGCATTAAGTTAGATGTTAAAAACAAAAAGCAAGTATTTACAAAACGTCCAAGCGCATCTGATTTTCCTGTCAATGCAGAAAGAGATTTTGTCGATTCAGTCAAAGAATTAAAGGCCGCTCAATTCCAATGGGATGACATAATGACCAGAGGTGAGGCTCGTCCAATGGATAGGACGATTGCTCGCGGTGATTACAAACAATTTGCAAAAGACCTGCTTGAAGGCAGGCAATACGATGTTTTCTTGCGCGGCTATCATGAAGGTAAGCAAGCGCTTGGCATGGGCCTTGACCGGCTTGATGTGTTTAGCGGTGTCAACCGTGACATTGCTGCTGCATGGGAAGCCGAAGGGCTTACCTATTCTCCAAATGCTGTTCGTGCTGCTCGTATTCAGCAACAACAAAGAGAAGTCGAAAAATTTCCAATTCCATTGGCAGCGGAAGACGGGCTTCGAGAAATACAAGAGGCCGATGGCCCTTTTGAATCGTTGGCTGCAATTGTCAGAAATCCAGTAGCAACAGCATACGCAATTCAAAAATCGATTGGTGCTGTTACGCCGGGGCTGGCTGTGACTGTTGGATTATCTGTTTTAGGCCCACTAGGTACAGCTACTGGCGCAGGATTAACAAGTTTTGCCATTGAATTTGGATCGACATTACAAGAAGTAATGCAAGAAAACAAAGTAAACATGAATGATGTTGGGTCTATTCGAAGGGGATTAGAAAACAAAGAATTGATGGATAAAGCAAGAAACAAAGGATTGCAGCGAGGTATTCCTATTGCTTTGTTTGATGCGGCAACTGCTGGCTTTGCCGGAAAAATATTGGCTGCATTTAGCGGAAGAGGAAGGTTGGCCACCGCTGGCGCTGTTGGTGCAGAAGCTGGAGTTCAAATGACTGGCGGTGCTGTTGGTGAAGCAACGGCACAAATGGTAAGCGGAGAAGAAAAATTAAAATGGGGCGATATTTGGCTTGAGGCTATTGGTGAATTGCCAACGGCTGTTCCTGAAGCATGGTCAAATTATTCTGGCATGCGCGCAAGGTACGAGCAAAAACGTGCAGAGCAGAGCGAAGGAATTATTACTGCAGCAGTAAATGCTGACACCATGCGCAACGCAATGAATCAGGTTAAAAACATGGAAGCCGCAAAGCTTGGCGATGAAGGTAAAGAAGCCATTGCGCAAGTTTTTAATCAGGCAAACCCTGACGCATCAGTGACAATCAATGTCAATGAGCTGATGGACCTTAGCACTGATGAAGAATTTAATACATTGCAATCATTGAATCAAGACTATGCCGGCCAAATTCGTCAGGCTATTGATCAACAAACTGACGTTGAAATTAAGATGGGTGACTTTCTGGCTGTGTTTTCGCAGTCAGCAAGATCAGAAGAAATCATTGCGGCAGCTCGCATGAATGATTCTGATATGACGCTGAACGAAGCAAAGGTTATGTCGCAGGAGCAAGACGTTGAATTGCAGCGCGAGATGGAAGCGCTAATTGCTGATCAAGAAAAGCGTCAGTCGTTTTACGAAAGCCGCGAAGCAGTCAAGCAAAGCATTTTTGATCAGCTCAATCAGGCAAACCGCTTTACATCATCGGTCAACGAAGTCAATGCGACCATAGCCGCGGCGCGCTTTGCAACTCGTGCAGCTCAGCTCGGTATAACGCCACAGGAGTTTTACGAGCAGCGTGGCCTAAACATTGTGTCGCAGCCAATTGCTGGCCAAGAAGTATTTATGCAGGATTTAGATACTACTACGCCAGAGTTTCAGCAATTTTTTGCTGAAAGTAAAGTTGTTGACGAATCAGGAAAACCAATTCGTGTTTTTACAGGCACATCAAAAGATAAAGATTTTACAAAATTTAATGTTCCAAAAAATGGGACATGGTTTAGTACAGACCCATCTGTTGCATCAAATTACGCAATTGAAAATGACAGCATGGGATACCGATGGGAAAACGGTGGATTAGTTTCGATAAATACTGCATCGCGTGTAATTCCTGTATACCTAAACATTAAAAATCCGTATCAAATAACCGAAGAAGAACTTTCTCGTATTAACGTAGAAAATTACAAAAAAGCTCAAGGCCAATTATTTGATGAGATTCGTGCCAAAGGATATGACGGCATCAACATGGGTGGCGGTAACTGGGTTGTATTGGGAAGCCCATCTCAAATTAAGTCAGTATTCAATCAAGTACCTACAGAATCCCCAAACATTCTGAAGCAAACTATTGGCGGGGAACCCGGCGCAAACAATCCCGGCGCAGGCGTAGAGGATCGCAACCGACTTGGATTCTGGCCTGCATTGCGCGTCAAGATCACCGGCAATGCAACGATTCCGGATAAGCCGCTGATCATGACTGGCACCACCAATGCCAACGCACAAAAGCAGATCGATCAAATCGACGCGATCATGCGCGAGTTTCCAAACGCGACGGCCACGCCTGAGCAATGGTCAAAGATGATGGCCTACGCGCTGGGATCGGACGAGGTGCCGGTGCCGCCGTATGCATTCATTCGTGACCTGAATGGCACAGGGTCGATCGACAAGCTGCGCACTTTGACGCAAGGTCAGATCGATGACGCAACTGCTGGATTTGATAATGCGCGGGAATTCCGCCGGGCATATACCGCAGGCGAGCTATCAGTCGAAACTACCGGCAAGCTGTTTTTGTGGTCGTTCCTGTCCCGCGGCGTTAGCCCGTACACACAGGAGGCGCTTTTCATTGACTCGTTCAATGGTGCCAATGAGTGGATCGCCAAGGCAGCTCGCGGTGAGTTTACTCAAGCGGATTTCCCAGAGTATGAAGCATGGGCCAAGTCAGTTGCCCCAAAGGGAAGCGGCCAGCCCGGCGCTGGTGCCACGCACAATCTGAACGCATTTGGGCAGGATTTCCTGTTCAAGATGTCCAAGATCGGCAAGGACGGCAAGTCGCACCTGCAGCGGCTGCACGACATGATGTCGGACCCAAATCAGACCGGCAAGCAGATTCGCCGGGAGTTTGCCACGTTTGGCGAGGGTGTCGGTATCGACAACAAGGTCGTGTCGTTTACCCTGCTGGTGGCCGGCTTTAACGATGTAATGGTTCTGGACCGGGTGCAGATTCGCCAGCTATGGGATGACGGCAAATTTGCAGGCGTCAACCTGTACGACGGCAGCAAAGGCCCGGATGGCAAAAAGCTGGCCGGTTCATCGCTCAACAGTCTGGCTGAAGGTGCCCGTGGCATTCTGGTCTACGAGGCCATCGAGCGCGGTTTGGAAGCCAAGATCGGCCAGATTTACACCGATCTGGGCCGGCCACAGGACGCAAGCATTGGCCGGTATCACTGGGAGACATGGGTAGCAGACAGCCAGCAGGAGGCCGCTCACGGCTCTCTGGGCGCTATTCTGGCCGATGCCAAGGGTGATGATCAGGCAATCGCTAAAGTTCACGCGAAACAAGGCGAATATGGTGCATATGAGTATGGAGCACTGTACAATAGAGACGTAACGTCAACACCTTGGTTTGGCTATGAGACTCCGACCGGGAACAATTATTCGTTCTCGGTGCCTGCATTCAGGGCATTTTTGGAAGACATCAAGCGCCCGGCTACTGGCGTTGTCCCGAAAAAATTTAAAGTTACGGAGAGCGGAAATGCCCCTTGGTACACCAGACCAGAAGTCAACCAACAGCGCCTCGATGAACGCGCAGCCTACTGGGCAGACCTCGCCGGAGGCACTGGCGAAGGGCGATCAGTTGTTGAGCAAGCTGTTCAAGCAGCCCAGCCCGATGGTGCCAGACCCCAACCCGGAGACGGCGAATTTTTCCAGTCCGGAGGGAATGGCGTTCAACGCCTACGAACAAGCGATCTCAATGTTGCCGCAAGATACGGCACCCCAAGAGATGGAGCCACTACAGTCGTTGGCGTCCACTATAGCAGCCTCCCTCGAAACACTCTCTCCGGACAGTTCTACGGAACAGGGTTAAAGGGCGCTGAGGCTGGCCGTCTTGGTCAAGCCACCGACAACAGGCTATCAAACCGCATTCATTTCTACGTCGACACCGGCTCGGGCATTGCACCTGAAGCTGGCGTTGGCGGCAACGTCCACGCTGTAAATCTTCAGAACCTGTACAACATCGAGGAAGATGCGCTTGGCCTACGAGCAGAAGCATCTGCTGCCGGTCGCGATCCTAAAAATCTTTGGTTTAACAATGTTGAGTCTGCGGTGCTTGATGCCGGCTTTGATGGGATTTATATCCCAAGCGCGCAAGGCATACAGGGCGTGGCCGTATTGCTTGGACCACAGAATGTTGGCGTACCTGTTGACCAGCTAGGCACCCATTCTGTGCCTGCTGCTGGCATGTACCAGCCGCCATCAACTGGCAAACGCCGCATATCTTTGCTGCCTGATGAAATCCAAGCATTCAATGATCAGGAAGCGCAGATCAAAGAAAGCGCACCAAGTGCATTTATCCGCAACGGCAACCTAGTTTTTGATGAGGCTGACACACAGGCCATCACTGACTTTTTCCCTGCTGCAGCAAATGCCAAGGTGCTGATGCAGAATGCCCGCGGCACATTTAATCCGCGAACAAACACCATCACGCTGATGCGCGATGCGAATCTGTCTACGTTCGCCCACGAGCTTGCGCACTTTTTCTTTGAGGATGACATCCTGTTGGCGTCTGAGCTGATGGGCAAAGAGAATTTGACCATCGGTGAGCAGCAGATCATCAACGATGTCAGCAAGCTGATGTCATGGCACGGCATCCAAGGCAACGCAATCGAACAAATCCAGCAATACTTGAACATGGATTTTGAAGAAAAGCGCGCCTATCACGAGCGGACTGCCGAATCGTTTGAGCGTTACATGTTCAGCGGCAAAGCGCCGAGCATTGAGCTGCAGCCTTATTTTCAGCGGTTCCGCTCTTGGATGATCAGCGTGTACAACTCAATCAAAGAGTTTTTGATCAGCAATCCGGAGGCCGGCAAGCTGAATGCCGAGGTCCGCGAGGTGTTTGATCGCATGCTGGCGACCAATGATCAGATCGAGCTGGCACAACAGAATCGATCAATGATGCCATTGTTTGAGTCGGCGCAAGAGGCCGGCATGACAACGGAAGAGTTTGCTAGATACCAAGATGAAAACTCTGCGGCATCTGCTGAAGCCATGGATGATCTGACAGCAAAAACGCTGCAGGACATGAAATGGATGGAGAATGCCAAAGGCCGTGAACTGCGCAGGCTGCAAAAGGAAGCATCGGCACTGCGCGCAGAGATGAAGATCGAGGCTCGCCGTCAGATTCTGTCGCAGCCTGTGTATCAGGCATGGCAATTCCTGACTGGCAAACCTCAGCAGCCAACGGTTGACCTGACTGAATATCAGCTGGAGGTTGCCGAGTGGGAGCGCAAGAAAGCTGAAGCGCTTGATAAGGCTCGCATTGAAATCCGTACAAAGCTGTGGGCAGAGTCAACAGAATCGAAGAAGACCTACGATACAACAAAGTCAGCAGGTCTGGCCAAAGGTCAGTTCCTGTCAAAGCATCGCAAAGATGTTGAGCTGGATGTCAGTAAGTTTGCGCTGGAATACGACCGCAAGAATCCAAAGCCAACAAAACCAGATGTGCCTACAACCATCGAAGAGATGGGCGAGGTGGTGTATGGCAAGCTCAATACTGCAGGCTTGGCTGCACTTGAAATACCTGAAGAAATTACCGGGTTCTTAAAGACATTGCGCATGGTAGCAACTGACGGCATTGACCCGGACATGCTAGCCACGCAATTTGGTTTCTCATCTGGCGATGAAATGGTCAGAACATTGGCTGCAGCTGAGAAGCCGCAGATCGCAATCGATAGGCTGACAGACCAGCTAATGCTTGAGCAATACGGCGAGTATGCGACGCCTGAAGCGTTGGCGATGGCAGCTGATATGGCCATCCACAATGAGGCGCGCGCACGATTCATTGCCACAGAGATGGCCGCGATTGCTAAAGCTGCCGGCAAGCCACGAGTACTGGCTAATGCTGCCAAAAATTATGCGCGCCAGATTATTGACCGCATGAAGATCATCGATGTGCGCCCAGTCAAGTATGCATCTGCTGAAGCTCGTGCAGCCAAAGCGGCAGAGAAAGCCATGATCGCCGGCAAGACGCAGGAAGTCTATGCTGAAAAGCGCAACCAGATGCTGAACAATCAGACGGCAAAGGCTGCATACGAAGCCGTCGATGAGATTCAAAAGGGCGTCAGATACCTGAAGAAGTTTGACAGCGAAGGTGTGCGCAAGTCGATTGACATCGATTATCAGGACCAGATCGACACCCTGCTGGAACGATTCAACCTTAGCTCAGGCCAAAGCCGTCGCAGCATTGAGAAGCGCAAGCAGTTAAAAGATTGGCTTGATTCTCAGGAAGAGATGGGCATTGAGGTTGATGTGCCGGTTAAGCTTAAAAACGAAGCGCTTCGGCAATCTTACAAAGAGCTGACAGTCGAGGAGTTCCGCGGCTTGGTCGACATGATCAAGCAGGTTGAGCATCTTGGCAGGTTGAAGCAGCGTTTGCTGACACAGGCAGAAGATCGTCGGTTTGCTGACATCATCACCGAAATGGTCACAAGCGTTGAGGCCAATGCCGGCAACAAGAAGGCTGTCAACCGCACCAGAGACACTTTGCCAAGCAGGATCACGGCGCTGTTCAATGGCTACACAGCCAGCCATCGCAAGGTGGCGAGTTTGGCGCGAGAGCTGGATGGATTCAAGGATGGCGGCTCGGTATGGAATTACCTGATCCGGACCATGAACGATGCCGGCAATCGTGAGGCGACGATGCGCGCTGAAGCCACTCAGAAAATGGCCAAGCTGATCAAGCCAATCATGAAGCTGGGCAAGATGGGTGGCAACGGCAAGTTTTTCCCGACCTTGGGTCAAAGCTTTAACCGCGGCGAGCGCATTATTATGGTTGCAAACATGGGCAACGCCGGCAACATGCAGCGCCTGCTGGATGGCAATGGCTGGACCCGTGAGCAAGTGCAGCCAATCATCGACAGCCTGAGTGACCAAGAGCTGAAGTTCGTGCAAGAAATCTGGGATTTCTTCGAAAGCTATCGCCCGATGATTGCCGAGAAAGAGCGCCGGGTCATGGGCAAGGAACCTGACTGGGTTGAACCCGTGCCGTTAAATACCAAGGCTTGGACCCTTCGCGGTGGCTATTTCCCGATTGTCTACGATCCTAAAATGTCTGGCCGGGCAGAGCAGCAGTCGGACGCTGAAGCAGCCAAGCAGCAATTGCGTGGTGCCTTTGTGGCCGCGACAACCCGTCGCAGCTTTGTCAAATCGCGCGCTGAGGCCGTAATGGATCGCCCTCTGCTGTTGACATGGGACGGCCTGTTCCGTGGCGTCAACGAGGTCATCCACGATCTGACATGGCATGAATGGGTGATCGACGCAAACCGGATTATCAAAAACGCTGAATTGGATGACGCAGTTCGCAGCCGGTATGGCTCGGATGTAATCCAACAATTTAAAGCATCGATCAGAGACATTGCTGCCGGGGAATCCGCGTCGCTGCAGCCCATCGAGAAAGGGCTCAACTATCTACGTGCAGGCTCAGCTATCGCCGGCCTCGGGTTCAATATCATGAACGCATTCCTGCAGCCGCTGGGTTTGACCCAGTCGATTGTCAGGATCGGCCCGAAGTGGGTAGCCATGGGCATTGGCAAATGGGCGAAATCCCCAATCGGGATGGTCAAGGATGTCTGGTCAAAGTCTGAATTTATGGCCAATCGGCATAAGACACAGCAGCGTGAAATGAACGAGATTCAATCGGTGGTCACAGGCAAAGGCCCGATCCGACAGAAAATTGACACGCTGATGTTTGTGCCTATGATCTCGCTGCAGCTGATCGCTGACATGCCGACATGGTGGGGCGCGTATCAGAAAGCGCTGACCGATGTGAACGTCGACATGACCGAAGAGGCTATCGAGAAGCGAGCAATTGCGCTGGCAGATCAGGCAGTGCTTGATTCACAGTCTGGTGGCCAAATTAAAGATTTGGCACAAGTGCAGCGCGGAGGTGCGACGCTAAAGCTATTTACGGTGTTTTATGGCTATTTCTCGGCATCCTACAATTTGGGCGTCGAGCGTACAAAGGCCACAAATTTCCGCAAACCACTGGACATCATGCACCTCGGCTGGGATTACCTGATGCTGTTCGTTGTGCCGTCAGTGCTTAGCATGCTGTTAAAAGAAGCTCTACAGCCGGGCGAGGCGGATGACGAAGAAGAGTTGGCCAATAAGCTTATCGGCGAGCAGATCAGCTACATGATGAACATGATGGTCGGCCTGCGCGAGGCTGTCGGTGCGGCGCAGTATATGACTGGAACCAAGCAATTTGACTCGGCTTATGGTGGACCGGCTGGCCTGCGGTTTTTCCAAGAGCTGGACAAGCTTGGCAAGCAGATTGGTCAGGGCGAGATCGACCGAGCCTTTACTCGATCCGCAATCAACGTCCTTGGAATTACGGCTCACCTGCCGTCCGCCCAGATGAACCGGACCTTTGATGGGATCATTGCGATCTCTGAAGACCAGACTGAAAACCCAATGGCTTTGCTGATGGGAATTAAGAAATAGGTGCCCGTAAGTGCATGCTCAATGTTTAGCCTTTATATAATATCCAAGGAGTCATCCTCATGACTATCAGCTCCAATATTCGAAAAGCCGGTCCGTTTGTAGGCAATGGCACGGCATCGAATTTTGCATTTACGTTCAAAGTATTTCAGGCGTCCGACCTTGAGGTTGTGCGACTGAATGTCTCGACCACGATAGAAACAGTTCTGGTCATCAATTCTGACTACACCGTCAGCCTGAATGCAGATCAAAACTCGAACCCCGGCGGCAGCATAACGCTGACTGCTGGCGCGCTTGCGTCTGGGTTTAATCTGGTGATCACTTCGGACATTGAAAACCTGCAGCCAACCGACATCGTTAATCAGGGTGGCTTTTATCCTGATGTGATCGAAGATGCTTTGGACCGTGCGACGATTCAGATTCAACAACTGCAGGAAGCAGTAGACCGATCTGCTAAGTTACCAATCACAAGCTCGGCAGATGCTGATGCGCTGGTAGCCGACATTGTTGCTCTGGCCAATGATCAAGCCAACATTGATCTGGTTGCAACAAACATGACCGACATCAATGCGGTTGCTGCTGACATAACAGACATCAATACTGTTGCCGCAGATATTGCTGATGTCAGCACAGTGGCCACCAATATTGCTGATGTATCGTCAACTGCTGACAACATAGCGGCAATTATTGCGGCACCTACAGAGGCCGCAAACGCTGCTGCATCTGCCGATCTTGCAAACGATTGGGCGACAAAAACATCAGGCCCAGTTGCGGGCGGCGAGTACTCTGCAAAATACAATGCTCAGTTGGCATCAACTTCGGCAAGCAATGCGTCGACATCCGCATCAAATGCTGCAACAAGCGAAACCAATGCAGGCAACAGCGCCAGTGCTGCTGCTGCTTCTGAAAGCTCTGCGGCTGCATCGGCTGCGGCGGCGGCTGCGTCACTTGATAATTTTGATGACCGTTACCTTGGCGCAAAATCAAGCGATCCAACCGTAGACAACGACGGCAATCCTTTGGTAGTCGGCGCTCTGTACTATCGCACAACGGCACCTATTGGCATGAAGGTGTACGACGGAGCGCAGTGGCTTGAGGCTTCTGCGGCACAGCAGGCTGCGCTGGTGACTTATGAGTACGTCGCCACGGCAGGCCAGACCACGTTTTCTGGGCCTGATGCAAATGCGCTGACACTGGCATACATTGCAGGTGGTCTGATTGTCAGCTTGAACGGCGTAGTGCTTCGCTCCGGCGATGACTACACAGCGACCAATGGCACAAGCATCGTATTGACGGTGGCTGCTGCGCTTAATGATGAGCTGAATGCTTATGCGTTCTCCAGTTTTAACGTAGCGAATACCTACACACAAGCACAGTCAGATGCGAAGTACGCTCAGTTAGCTGCGACGCAGACCTTCACCAAGGCCCAGCGTGGTGGCATCGTGGCACTGACTGACGGTGCAACGATCACGCCTGACTTCGCTGAAGGCAACAACTTCTCGGTGACCTTGGAAGGCAACCGGACGCTGGCGAATCCGACGAATCTGACAGCGGGTCAGAGTGGTGCGATTGTCATCACGCAAGATGGAACAGGATCACGCACCCTTGCCTACGGTTCGTACTTTAAATTCCCAAGTGGTAGTGCGCCTGTTCTAACCACGACTGCCAGTGCTGTTGATGTACTGGTTTATTTCGTGGAAAGTTCAACCCGTATCACCGCCCGTCTTGTGAGCGACACCAAATGATCGACGCGCTGCCGTTACTACTTGGCCCCGAGGGCTACCAGATCAGCCGTTCTGTGCGTCTGCGGTCGAGTGCGTCTGCTTATTTGAATCGGACGTATGGCACACCAACAAACAATAGAGTTTGGACTTGGAGCGCATGGATAAAGCGAGGCTCTTTATCTTTGGCAGATGCAAACCATCTATTTCTAGCCTCCCCGCAAGATGTGGGGACAAATCCAACTTCATACAGTCGCTTAGTTTTTGAGACGGACAATACGTTAAGACTGCAAAGTGCTGGTTCTGCTGGAGAAGCGTTTACTTCGAGTGCTGTATACCGAGACGCTTCTGCTTGGTATCACATCGTTCTTTACATGGACGCTGTCAACACAACGGTAAGGGCTTATGTAAATGGGGTAGAGATTTCTTACGCCTCCAGAACAAACCCGACAAACACAAACACTGCTGTTAATGGCTCTGGCAATTACCATCGTATTGGGTTATTTAGAAGTGCGGAACCACGCCCATTCGACGGCTACTTAACCGAAATCAACTTCATTGACGGTCAAGCCCTGACACCATTGTCATTCGGCGAAACCAATCCTGTCACCGGAGTCTGGCAACCAAAGAAGTACACCGGCACCTACGGCACAAACGGCTTTTACCTGAACTTCTCCGACAACAGCGCAGCAACCGCAGCAGCTATCGGCAAGGACTCCAGCGGCAACGGCAACAACTGGACACCGAACAACATCAGCGTGACCGCTGGCGTGACGTATGACTCGATGCTTGATGTGCCGACACAGTGGGCCGATGGCGGGAATGGGCGGGGGAATTACTGTGTAATAAATTCTATTGCGTCAGCAGTAGCAGACACATATTCACAGGCCAATTTAAAATGGACTAAGGTTGCCAACACCACAAATACAAGTGCTGTTGGTTCTATTCCTATATCAAGTGGTAAGTGGTATTGGGAAGGTACTGTTGCCGCAGCGGGTGGAAGTAATTTAACAATTGGCATTGGGAACATCAATACCAACTTTGTTTCACTAGATAGTAATTTAGGAATGACTGGCTCAACCACAAGTTATTCATATAACGGTGGGTCAGGTCCATACAAGCAAAACAACAATACTCAAACAAGTTATGGCGCGACATTTACAACTAATGATGTGATTGGTGTGGCGTTTGATGCTGACGCAGGAACGCTTACGTTTTACAAAAACAACACTTCTCAAGGAACTGCATTCACCGGAATTACAGGCACATTTACTCCTGCTTGCGGTGGTCGTTTTACCAATGATTCTTGGTATATGAACTTCGGTCAGCGCCCCTTCAGCTACACACCACCGTCAGGATTCAAAGCACTAAACACGCTGAACCTGCCGACACCAACTATCCTGAAGGGCAATCAGTATTTTGATGCGACAACTTACACGGGTACTGGTGCAGCGTTGTCGGTAATAAACAGCGGTGCGATGCAGCCTGATTTTGTGTGGACAAAACCAAGAAGCACCGCTGTTGGTCACACACTGTTTGATAGTTTGCGAGGCGTTACAAAGTATTTGCAATCAAATACAACTGGGGCAGAGGGAACAGCTGCAACAAGTTTGACTGCGTTCAATAGCAACGGATTCACCGTAAATTCTGATACCAGCACAGGCGCAAATGGTGTTACCTACGTCGGCTGGCAATGGAAAGAAGGCGCGACGCAGGGCTTCGATATTGTGACGTATACGGGGAATGGTGTTGCTGGACGTACCGTGGCGCACTCGCTGGGTGTTGCGCCAAAGATGGTGATTGTAAAGAATCGGTCTGCCGCAACGGACTGGGCTGTTTGGAATAAACAGGTAGCCGATTCATTAGGTGCAGCATACTGTTTGTTTTTGCAATCTAATGCCGCAGCCGGCTCTTACTCCGGTGTATTCAATTCAACCGCACCCACTTCTTCTGTTTTTAGTGTTGGCACTTCGTCGGCAACAAACACGAACGCTCAAAACTACGTCGCCTACCTCTTCTCCGAAGTCGCAGGCTTCTCCAAGTTCGGCAGCTACACAGGCAACGGCAGCGCGGACGGGCCGTTTGTGTTCTGCGGGTTTAGGCCGAGGTACTTTATGATGAAACGAACAGATGCTGGTGCGGAGTCATGGTTTATATATGATACTTCTCGGTCTACGTTTAACACAGCTACAAAAATGTTGGCTGCTGATTTGTCTTCAGCAGAACTAGACAATGCCGCATATGCTTTTGATTTTGTTTCTAATGGAGTAAAAATAAGAAATGCCAATACTTATTTAAACGGCAGCGGCGCAACCTACATATACATGGCATTTGCAGAAAATCCATTCAAAAACGCACTAGCGAGGTAACTCATGTTCATGCTTAACGGATCACCACTCCCCCTCGACACGCCATTCAAGGATGCTGCTGGTACAAGCTATCCCGCCAACTGGCTGCGTCTAACCACCATCCACGAGAAGAATGCTATCGGCATCACCGAGGTGCCTGACCCTGTGCCAGAGCCTATCGTTGTTCCTGAAGTAGTCGAGGAACCAGCGCCTGAACCGGAGCCTATTGTTGAGGAGCCAGTAATTGAACCTGACCCAGAGCCGGAGGTTAGCGGTGAATGATTGGCTGACTAACCTTGGCGTAGGTATCGCTGCTGCTGGCGCTGGTGCTTACGGTATGTATCAGAAGGTCATGGCCGACAGCCGAAACAACAAGGCCGCTGATGCCACGGACGCTGCATGGCAGCAGGTGATCGCTACCCTGCGCGAGGAAGTCTCACGCCTGTCTGATCGACTGGCTGCTGTCGAAGAGCAGAACCGTAAGTGCGAGGAGCGTAACGACGAACTGCACCAAGAGATTCTCGACCTTAAAAAGAAACTGCATCTGTCTTAATATGTGGACCCGCTAACCCTACTCGCTGCCGCCAATGCTGCTGTTGCAGCGGTTAAGAAAGGATGCCAGCTATACAAGGACATCAAAGGTGCAGCGGGTGAGGTCAAGGATGTACTGGATGACCTGAAGTCGCAGTTCCAGAAGATACCGAATCCGAGTAACGCTCAGAAGATTCAGTACAACGAGGAGGTTGCAAGGGTACAGGAGATTGCCAAGGCTGATCCGAACGATGTGTTCTTGAACATCGGCAACGATCTTGGCGCACTGATGGATGCCTACGATGCTATCGGCAAAGCATTCATCCAGCAGGAAGCAGAAGCGAAGGAAGTGTATTCAGGCACAGAGTCTATCGGCAAGCGGGCTTTGAACCGGGTGATTATTCGGGCAAGACTAGATGCCATGATTGTGGAACTGCGCGAGACGATGGTCTACAAAGCGCCGCCTGAACTGGGCGACCTGTGGACCAAGTACGAGAAGATGTGGAAGCAGATCATTGTCGAGCAGGATGAGGCTCATAAGCGTGAGACTGCAAGGATTAAAGCTGAAGCACTGATCAGGCGCAGGGCGGCTAGGAAAAGGAAAGAGGAAGCGGTATGGGTTGGAGCAATCCTTTTCGTCGTAGCGTGGTACGTCGGCCTCCTAGTCCTTCTTCGTCTGAGCCAGACGTACCGTGGGCTCTACTCGTCGCCGTGGTGGTCCTGTGTTTTGTGCTAGTGATTGCGCTGCCTGTCATGGGTGTGATGTACATGGACATGAACAACGCGCTGCACAGAGCAGCGGAAGAAACCCGCAAGATGAAAGATTTGCGGATCAAGATTATTCGTGAACTAAGGGGTAAAGAATGAGTGTGTTGACGCTTGGGCAACTCAAGAAGATGCTACCAAAGAATCCTTATGTGGCCGACTGGCACGAGGCGCTGGAACAATTGCTCCCTGACTACGACATCAACACACCAAAACGCATCGCAGCGTTCGTCGCTCAGTGCGCTCACGAGTCTGGCAACTTCATGGTGTTGAAAGAGAACCTGAACTACCGCCCCGCCACACTACGTAAGATTTGGCCGAGACATTTCCCAACAGATGCAATTGCCAATGACTACGCCACCCGACTTAACAAGCAAATGCACATTGCCAATCGAGCCTATGCCAATCGCATGGGTAATGGCGATGAAGCGTCTGGAGATGGGCATAAATTTTTGGGCAGGGGTTTAATCCAGCTAACTGGCCGTAATAATCACCAAGCATTTGCTGACAGCGTGGAAATGGACATCAATGATGTTCCTAAGTATCTCGGCACATTTGAAGGCGCAGCACAGTCGGCCTGCTGGTTTTGGGAATCGAACAACCTGAATCGCTTTGCTGATAAAGGTGACATCAAAGGTTTGACCAAAGCAATCAACGGCGGGTACATTGGACTGGAAGATCGGATCAAACACTACAAACACGCACTACATGTAATGGGAGGCTGAGATGACCAAGAAGACAGATAGCGAGAAAGCAAAAGATGATTGGATGAATACGAAGTGGCGTCCGGCGATGGGTTGGATGTACATGGGCGTATGTATCTTTGACTTCGTGCTCGCTCCAATCCTGTGGGCCGTGATCCAGTTTTGGGAAACCGAAGCATCTAATGACGCTTTCCGTCAATGGCAACCGATGACGCTGCAAGGTGCGGGCTTGTTCCACATGGCTATGGGCGCAGTGCTTGGTCTGGCGGCTTGGGGACGTACACAGGAAAAGCTAGGCGGTGCAGCAAGTAACAACCTACCGTCCATGGGCCCCGCGCCAGTTGAGGCCGCCCCTGTTAAACGACGCATTGAGCCTGTTATGTCCACCGGCGAAGTCACCACAGGATTTGCTGGCAAGAAAGCGCCACCACCAGCCCACGAACCGGAGATTTGATATGAAGAACCTCATTGCACTTATTGCGTTTGTTCCTCTGCTGGCGTTTGCCGGGGGTGAAATGAAGAAGGTCTGCCGCGAAGACCCTAAGACTAAGAAGGAAGTCTGCAAGACCATCAAGGTACACAAGAAGCTGGAAGGCAAGAAAGTGCCGGGGCAGAAATGAACCCGTGGTTTCTTCTGGGTGCTGCTCTGGCCGTAGCTGTTGCTGGTTCTGCTGGCCTGTACAAGGGCAGGGACATTGGCATGGCAGAGGTGCAGCACCAGTGGGACAAGGAGAGGGCGGCACAAGAAGCTGAGTATGCTGCGGCACAGGCTGCTGCCCGTGAGAAGGAGCAGGCATTGCAGGCTAGTGCTGACCAACTAAGACAGGAGAAGGATCGTGAGATCAGGAATCTTAATGCTAGGGCTGTCGCTCTTTCTAACAGCCTGCGGGACCGTCCGACCCGCCCCTCCCCCGAAAGCAGTCCCGTGTCCAGTACCGCCAGCGTTGGATGCCCCGTCCCAGTATGTACTGGAACAGGACTTTCTAAAGAGGATGCAGGATTTCTTGCAGGGGAAGCTGCCAGAGGAGACGAACTCCGCGCCCTCCTCAAGCAATGCAGGGACCAATACGAAACCTTGAGGAAGGTAAACTAGCAACGAGCTCTGTCGGTGACTCCTCCGGTCTTCAAAGCCGGCAGATGCTTTTGCCCCCGGTGTGTGCCGGGGGCTTTTTTTACTGTGTCACAAACAGCCGATCTTTTTCATACTTGATGATGTCATCAACCCGGTATCTAATCTGGGCATTCCGACCATCACCCATTTTGATATAGGCCGGACCGGTGTCTAGGTAACGCCACTTGCGCAGCGTACCCACTTGAACCTTCCACCGATCAGCCAGCTCTTTAGGCGTCAGCAGGTTGCTCATTCTTTTCCTCCGAAATGATTTCGCCTGTGGCATTGTCGATTACGCCGTCAGAGCCCATGGAAGCCTTTAGGCGGCTTAATGGCGCGGTCTGGTCTTCTGGCATGGGCGTGATGTTGATCGTCTCTCTGGGCTGTATCTGAGTAAATCCTGATGCCTCGTTGTCATTCATGATGACCTGATCAACGTCGGCGCTGGACGGCAGGCGCTTGGCCATCCGACGGATGACAGTTTTCTTGGCCATCTCATCCCACCAGTCTGCCCACGGTCCAAACTTGCCGGCCCGGCTGGCTGCTCTGACCTTCTCGACATCGGCCACGCTCATTACTTCACGGTAGATCGCGCCATCTTTGGTCTTGGCCACGGCATACACAGCGATGGGCTTGCCACGCTCGTCGCCCAAAAACGGCTTGTGTATGATTGACTCGTTATCGCCCAGCTCGTACTCAAAGAAGTCTTTGTCATAGACTACGTTTGCGCTGATGCTGGCCAGCTCGCCACTGTTGCGGATCTTTTTGAGAATGCCGCCGACCATTGGCATGTATTGCACACGCTTGCCTTCTTTGGTGTTGAAGATAACAGGCGCGGCTTCACGGCCATCAAGCAGCAGGCCATCTTGAGCAGACTTCATGCAAGCGGCCAGTAAGCTACGACGATCTGCGCCAAGCAGCTCAGGATTCATTTGCACTGCGGTCAAGGTAGTACGGATAAACTTATCTACCGGAATCTGCGGAGGCAGTGCAGCTTGAAATTCGACTTTCATTTTGTCGAGGGTGCCGCGCATTGCTTCCATTGGTGTCAGTTCGTTGCTCATTTATTTCTCCTTTTTGGCATACAGCCTGAAGTTACGATAGCCTTTGCGGCCACCTACGTATTGGCCCACAAGTTCCGGTGTGATGAAAGTGCCGAGGCTGTCTTTCACATTACCGCACGAGATGGTGCCGAATTGACTAATCACTTTTGACACTGGGCCAATGTGATCAAGTATTTCTGCGCGCAATTTATTGCTTTCTTTTTCCCACAATGCTGCTTCCGCATGCGCATTTTGATACTTAGCAATCAATGATTCGATGTGCTGATCTGAAGTTACGTCGGCTACCAAATCCTCCACTGCCTGATTGTGCAAGCGCTTGATAATGTACTCAGCATCTTTTTCATAATCAGGTTTTGGTGGCAGGTTAGATTCGACGCGCTTCCAAAATACGCTGATGCGATTGCGCAGGTCTTGACCGATTGCTCGATCACGGTTGCGGTAGATCACTTTCAATTCATTGCCGCCGACCAATGCAACGATAGCGCCCCACTCAAGATCGGCAACCTCAAGCTGGTGCTGGAGCTGCAGCTCGATGTGCTGTGGCGCTTCGATGTTGCCTTCGCCATCATCAATCCAATTGCGTGAATACTGTAAGCCGTCGACGTTTTTAATCTCAAGCAGGCCCGGACCCTTTGGGCTGGTGACAATCTTGAAGTCAAAGCTGGAGCCCATGCAGATTTCTGGGTCGCGCATGTACAAATTCATGTGCTCGATTTCCCAGCCTTGATCCTCAGCTGCACCGTGCGCGATGGTTGACTCCAGCCGGGTGCCCCATGTCATCCGCTCGTTGGGCTCAATGCGTACCACTTTGCCTTCACGTTTTTGGTGGAACAGCTCGAACTCGGTGATGTATGGCGACAGACCGTACAAGGCAGACACCTCGGTGCTGGTGATGTCGCGCATACGCTGGGCCAGCCATTGTTGTTGGTCGATGATTTCGATTGTCTCTCTCATAGGTAAGCCTCAATAAGTGCTGGAACAATAAGGGCACCCAGCAACAGCAAGGTGATGTACAGGCCCGGGTGTGCGTCAATAAATCTGTCAAGTGCGGCGATCATTAGTCATCTCCCAGTGCGTAGTAAATGGTTTCTTCGATGTCATCTTTGCCGGGGCCGTCAAGCTTGCGCTCAAGCCATGCAGCCGGGCGACCGCGGCGGTCCAGCACATCCCATTCAGATTCGCTGCGGCCACCGTCACGAGCGAACCAGCGCACACCGATCAAGCAGGGAATACCTGCGACGCGAGTTTCGATCTCAGCGATGTAGCGTGTCATACGGCCTCCACGATGGTCAGACGATCGGCAGATTCTGCATATACGACAAGCTCAATAACTGAGCCATTGTCGACAGCAATGCGGATGACGCGGTGATATGCGCTGGATAACTTGACCGGATCGGTCATTGTGATGGACTTGACGTTGAAGATATATGAGTTCATTTGTGCCTCCGTGTGGATTAGTGTGTACAGATTATATTGAATCGTTGATGTGGCGTCAACATCAATCGTCAAGCGGCGGACGGCAAAGCCCGCGCTCGATCAAGTCCATGGCAGTGCGGCCAAACCAGCCTTGTAGCTGCCAGCACATGCCGCTGTCAATCAGGTACTGCCAAGCTTTTAGGCGATCTTCCGGGCTGTCGACCGGTATCCAGCCCTCGGCGATACCTACTGCGTCGTATGGGTTTGTGATGGTGTCCATTGCTATTTCCTTAAAATTAAAAGTTGTGGTCATAGAATTTGACTGGCTCATCTGCCAGCTCATAGCGCCGGCCATACTTATCTTTCCAACCTTTTTTGCCCAGACGAATGCGAATTACTGGGGCCGTTTCATCGCTGGTAATGAACCATTCTTGATCACGGTCATTGATGCAGATGGCTGAAAAACCGCCGGGAACAAACTCCAGTTTTACAGATGGGTCGCGCTCGGCATGCATTTCGCGGATCTCGAGAGTGATATTGCTGACACGGCGAACAACTTCAAATGGGTTGATGTCGCTGTAGCCAAGGTGATTTGCATATTGCATGGTTATCTCCTAAAGATGACGCACAAATTGCGTCGATGTGTGGATCATAAGTCAACAGCATTTGCGTCGTCAAGCGTTTTTTTACGTAGATAATTGTAGATAACAATCTGGAAATAAAAGAACTGCTTTTCAGGGCCGTTGCTTTCGTGTCATAATTGAGCCATGGACAAATTAAACATCTCCCCTCCCGAACTGGTCATCAATCTTTTTGGTGGCGTCCGCCCTCTGGGCCGGCTATTGCAGATTGATCCCGCGGCCATCACCCGCTGGCGCAAGCGTGGCGTAATCCCGACTTCATCCCAGAGAAAGCTGCTCGAAGTGGCGTGGGAAAAGGGGTTGGAGCTGGATGCGCACGACATAATCTTTGGGCGTCAGCAGTGACTGAGATCCGCCTGATGTGGCCTGCTGCAGCGCTGTCGCCAAATGCAAGAATGCACTGGGCCATCAAAGCGCGCGCCGTAAAAAAGTATCGGCACGACTGCTTTTTTGAGGCCAAGGCGCAGGCACCCAAATGGATTAGACCACCCGGTAAGCTGACGTTGGAGGTCGAGTTTTACCCGCCGCAGCGCCGGGCGTATGATCGGGACAATTTGCTGGCGCGCATGAAGTCAGGCATTGATGGCGTTGCCGATGGACTGGGCATCAATGACAAAGAATTTACGACGATGGTCGTAAAGGTGGCCGACCAGTTGGGCGGCTTTGTGATGTTGAGAATTACTGGAGAAGATGATGCCGAAAAAAATCAAAGACCTGATGGTCAAGGTTGATGAGTACACCAATGCCAAGGGTGAAAAAAAAGCGCGCTGGCAGAACGTGGGCGCTGAAATGGAATCTGATGATGGCAGTAAATACCTTTTGCTCGAGCGCTGGTTTAACCCGGCTGGCGTCCCGGATCTTTCCGGCAAAGGCGCAAAGTCCATCATGCTATGGCGATTTGATGTTAAGGACCGCGATGGATCAGGCCAGCCATCAAGTGCCCCGGCTGCGTCTGGTGCCGGCCAGCAGGCCAAAGATAATTTCAACGACGATATCCCATTCTGAGGTGACAGCATGCAAGAATTTATCAATATCCGCGGCTGGGCCCACCAGCGCAATCTGATTGCCGGCAGCACTCCGGAAAAGCAAATGGTCAAGCTGCTCGAGGAAGGGGGCGAGCTGGCTGCAGGCGTGGCCAGAAACAATGGCTCAAAGATCATGGACGGTATTGGCGACACGGTGGTGGTCCTAACCATTCTGGCCGAGCAGTACGGCGTCAAGATCGAGAGCTGCATTCAGATGGCCTATGACGAAATCAAGGACCGCAAAGGCAAGATGATCAACGGCGTGTTTGTGAAGGAAGCCGATTTGTAATTGGTAAAAGCGGATGTCGTTGTGCGACTCGCCGCCTGAAAAGGTCGCCGGTATTGCAGACGGACGCAGCGAGTAACCTGACAGCCGGGAAAGACCGGCATTTAACCAAGGGGAGCCATATGAAATACATCATCGCCATTTGGCTGGCAGCTACCGCAACAATGAGCTACGCAGCCTGTACCTACAACACCTATTGCAGCAACGGACAATGCGTCTACTGCACCACCTGCTGCTATGGCGGCAACTGCAATACGACCTGCAATTAATCGCATGACACCCCGGAAAGACGGGGATTTTTTTCGCTTAAAAAAAGCTTGACCGACTCATGTGTTTTGGATTTATAATCCAGCTACCACAAACACATGGAGCTAAAATGGAGTCCCCAAGAATTACAGCGGCCAGACAAGGCCAGCGGAAATATACCGGTAAGCCGTGCCCAAAGTGCGGATGCAATGAACGGTATGTCATCAATGCCGGGTGCGTAGACTGCACAAAAAAGGGATCGACCGCGGTCACTGACAAGGTCAGAGGGCTATTAGATCAGGCCGCAAAGGCGGGTGCGTAATGAACTATTACGAGCACCACATCGGGGATTATGCGCAGGCCACGGCCCACCTAACCTTCGTGGAGGATGCTGCTTACAGTCGCCTGATCAGGAAATATTACGCTGAGGAAAAGCCCTTACCCGCGGATCTGTCGGCGGTTCAGCGGTTGATTGGTGCCAGAACAAAGGAAGAAAAATCTGCGGTTGACAGCGTGTTGAAAGAATTTTTTTTCTTGGAAGAGGATGGGTGGCATAACAAGCGAGCAGATTTAGAAATCCTGCGGTATCGGGAGAAACGTAGTAAAGCTGCGGCATCTGCTAGGGTAAGGTGGGATAAAACGCAATGCGAATCTGATGCGAATGCAATGCGAACGCATACCGAACGCAATGCTCACCAGACACCAGACACCAGACACCATACACCAATAAAGAAAGATAAGACTATCGAAATGCCTGTTGGTGTTTTGGAAAGTACATGGCTGGACTTCCTTAAACATCGCAAAGCCAAGAAGGCACCGATCACGGCTACCGCAGTAAAGGGAATACAGCGGGAGGCTACCAAGGCCGGCCTGACCCTTGACGCAGCACTGCAGCTGATCTGCCTTCGAGGCTGGACTGGATTCAACGCAGACTGGGTAAAGACCAATGCGGAGAAAAGCCTGACCCCAAATCAGGCATCGAACCTTGCTTTCGCAAGGGCAATCTTTGGAGACGAAAGGAACATCGACGATGGGCAACGAACAATCGATATCAACCCACCCGCGCAGATTGCCGGATTCTTGGGTGCAGAGGATTTTTAATACCATGCACGGCTATTACGGAAACCGCTGGGCCAACATGTGGAAGCTTGGGCAGCTCACTGCGGACGGCATGGACACCGGCGTAGTCAACGCCATGAACACATGGGCAGACGCCCTTGGAGGTTACGTGGACTACCCAGAGACGATTAAGATCGCGCTGGCCAATCTACCTGATGATCCACCGACGTTGCCAAAATTTAAAGAGATGCTGAGACAAGCGCACGTTCCAGCAGCAGGATTAGCGCTGACTTACCAGCCATCAAAGGAAGAGATCGAGCGAAACAAGCAGAAGGTCGCAAAGATATTGGCCGAGCTCCGGCAAAAAATGGAGATGCCGAAATGAACAGACCATATTACGAAAACAACGTCACGCTGGATGCAGAGCGCAAAGCAATTACGCGATACGCAGAAGCTTGGGGATGTGATGTACGTAAACTGCCCGTGCGATATAACATTGACTACGCAATCATGAATCAAGATGGCATATTCGCATGGGCTGAGATTAAATGCCGTAACGTTGATGTCAACCAGTATCAGACACTGATGATCAGCGCAGGAAAAATATGGGCAGGTCTGCGCATGTCACAAATATCAGGCATTCCGTTTATGCTGATTATTGAATGGCGTGATGCATTAGGTTCGCTTGAGGTTTTGAAAGAACATGTTTTTGATGTTCGAATTTCAGGCAGACAAGATCGCAATGATTGGCAGGACATGGAGCCCATGATTTTTTTCCCAACAAGCATTTTTGATTTTTCGAAAGGAAACTAAAATGGAATTCGAAAAAATGGAATTCGAAAAAAAGTATGACCATAAAAAAACTGTGATTATAAACACCGGCAAAGTTTTGATCGGGTGCGCATATCAACCGCCGCCAGCAGCCTGCGATGATGACGATGAATACGTTTGGCAAAACGTCATGCTGAACGATAAAAACAGCGTAAGGCAAGCATTCAAGCCAGTGATGAATGTGTTTTCACGCTTTGGAAAAATTTTTGGTTTAGCATGAGCTGCGATCCCAACGAATGCAATCGAGCACACGCCAAGAAAGGATTGGTCACGCTGATTGATGGAAATCAAGTTTGCACATATTGCCCAAAGTGGATCGTGGAATGTGAAGCATCATTTATTTTGACGTTTCCATTGCAGGCAAGACGCGCAATGCTTGAGGAAAGAGAGAAGGTTCGCGGGAAAGATTCTGTGGATCAATTGAGAAACGTAATGCGTGAAATACACGTTAAACGGAGAAAAGCTTATGACTCGGATCATTAGCATTGCAGCTGCATGCATGTGTTTATCATCATGCGCTGAGTTTTATATGGCCAATAAAACCTACATCGATACAAAAGGCAATCAAATAACAACAACCAAACAACGTTTCACAATGTATGAGCGCACAGATTATGTAAGAGATGACATGGTGATACCTTGCCTTGACAGTTACAAAGCACATTACTACGAAAAAAATAAATATGTTGTAAATGGATGTTGGTACTACGCGGAGGAAAAAATAATATTTATTGGGTTCGATAACATTACAAGGGAATTTAAACCACAATGGAAACTCCAAAACTTAACGAAGTATTGATATACGCATACATGGCATGCATTGCAGCGGCGTCTTTGTTTATGGCATCACAAATAAAAAACGATAACCCAAACATGCTGCGGTGTGACATTGCAGAAATATCACCAGACTTTACAACGGAGCAACGGCAATTCTGCCGAGAAAAAAGGAGAATAAAACTTGAACGCGAAAAAAGCCAAGGGTCTACGCAAGCTGATAAAACATGCACACAAGAATCTCAACGAACATGCGTTTAAAGAAATGGGAATAGGTTTGAGCGCAGCACAACTAACCGTGGCAGGTGATACGCAACGGGGACAATACCTCGCAATGAAGCGATGGATAAAAGGAGAATATAAAAAATGACCATCACACTAACACGCGAGGAAATGACCTACGAAGAATTTTGCACAACAAAATTTCTTTACACGCTAGGAACAGTTGGTGATTGGGGCGCACAACGAATGTTTCGCAATGAAAGATTGGGCATTCAAAAAGAAACCATCACAAAGCGCAATCGATACGGCGACATTTATTCTGGGTGGAAGGATAGTAAGGTTGCTTATTTTTTGGACGGTGACAGTCGAGAGTTTGCAAACGCAGCGGAACTGTATGTCGCTTATATGGAGAAAGTGTGCGGGGTGGAAGCATGATCACACTAACACGCGAGGAAGGCTACTACTGCGTTGTATGCGGCAGGTTCTTGCCTGAAGAAGATGGCGTGATCGTGCATGACGATGTGCCGCACTCTGTTGACATGGACTTTGGAGATGAGGAGAACACGAAATGATTTTTAAATCACAGTCGATGCGTTTCGTCATGGCAACCATGATGGATGTTGAGCATGAATGGCAAAACAGCAAGTGGAAAGATAAAAGCGACATGATTAACCCAGACGCACCGATGATCGTGCAGGTCGGCGATTACGGATACGAGGTGCAATCGTGTGGTGGCGATGGTGACCACGAAGGCTTTGTTATCCAGTGCAAGGAGGAACCCGTCTGCAAGTGGGAAGACATGGAGTGCGTGATGCTGCGGGAGAAGAACGGTGCTTGATAAACCCATCACAACAGATGAGCTGTACTTTCGCGATCCAGATCTTGAGCCACCACCTAAAGGGGCAAGCGTTCTTTTGCTTAATGCCGGCGGTGTGCTGATCGTAGGCAACTGGACTAATGACTGTCTGGCTTGGTGTCCAAAACCCAAGATACCGCAGAGCGTCAAAAACAAAATGGCCTACAAAATTAAATGATCAACCAGCCGCGGCCACCATCACTCTGGCGGAAGCGGCAAACTCCCGCTCAAAAAGTTGTTGCCTTCAGCGCAACAGAAGAAGATAATCCCGCCCATCAACCACCACGAAAGGAGGACGCCATGTACGGTAAAGGTAAAAAGCCGCCCAAGCCTCCGAAAAAGTGAAGCCAAAGGGCAAGCCTATGATGGTCCCTCTAAACGAGCTCGGGCGTCGTATCGGCCAGCATCACCACAACGCAAAGTTCACGGATGAAATCATCGATAAAATCCGAGACATGCGGGAAGATATGGCCATGACATACCAACAGATCGCTGAAGCTGTCGGTATCTCAAAGCATGCAATCGCTAAAATCTGCCGTTACGAACGCCGAGCACAAACCCCTCATCGATGGATAAAGGTTATCAAAAATGAAAAAGGAGACTGAGCCTAAAAAAGTTGGGCGGCCTGTTGAATCCGTGCCGCAAGATAAAGTCGAAGAGATCATCGAGTGGATATCCGATGGCAAGCCTTTGCGCGAATATTGCCGGCAAGAAGGCAATCCGCCGTTCAGGACCGTTTACCATTGGTTGGAAAAAGACAAAGAGTTTATGGCACGCTTCGCGCAAGCACGGGATGTTGGGGCCGATATCATTGCTGAAGAAGCGCTTGCGATTGTCGACACAATGCCTGCTATGACCGGCGGCGACAATCCGAAATATGACAGTGCTTATGTCGCATGGCTTCGCAACCGGGCTGAGTACAGGCTGAAGCTGCTGGCCAAATGGAACCCAAAGAAATACGGCGACCGCATTGTCAACGAGCATACGGGCTCTGACGGCGGACCAATTGAGATCAACGATAACGAACGCGCAGCAAAGATCAAGGCGCTCATGGCCGCGGCAAATCAACGCAAAAGCAAATGACTGTCGATGAATTCGATCCTGAGATTCTGCAGTACCTCACGCCTGAAGAAATGGCGGAGCTCGATGCTCTGCTGGCTGCAGACAAAACCATTTGGCGACCATTACCCGGACCACAATCCATGGCTTATTACTCCGAGGCCGATATCATTGGCTATGGAGGAGCGGCAGGGGGTGGTAAGACAGATTTGGCGTGTGGCAAAGCGCTGACCAATCATCGCAAGATAGGCATCTTCCGCCTGAACGGCACCGAGCTGACCGGCGTCATCGACCGATTCACAGACCTTATCGGCAACCGCAATGGGTACAACGGGTCGAACAACATCTGGCGCACAAAGCGTGGCGACGGTGTCGATGTGCAGATCGAGTTCGGATCGTTCCCAAACCTTGGTGATGAGAAGAAATATCAAGGCCGGCCACATGACCTGCTAGTCTTCGACGAAGCCGCCAACATGCGCGAGATACAGGTGCGCTTCCTGATGGGCTGGCTACGTACCACAGACCTGTCACAGCGTTGCCAAGCCTTACTGACATTCAACCCACCCACGACCGCGGAAGGCCGCTGGATCATCGCCTATTTCGCGCCATGGCTGGACAAGAAGCACCCGAACCCGGCTGAGCCCGGCGAGCTGCGATACTTTGCGACCGTCGATGGCAAGGATGTCGAGGTCGCGTCCGGTGCCGAGTTCGAGCACAATGGCGAGATCATCAAGCCGATGTCCCGGACCTTCATCCCGTCGCGAATCTCAGACAATCCTTACCTCATGGGAACCGGATACATGGCCACACTGCAGGCAATGCCCGAGCCGCTGCGCTCACAGATGCTCAATGGCGACTTTAGCGCCGGCATGGAAGATGACCCGTGGCAGGTGATCCCGACCGAATGGGTCGAGGCTGCGCAGGCCCGGTGGGTCAAGCCGCTCAAGCTGCCGCCAATGGACAGCATGGGCGTCGACGTGGCCCGAGGTGGCAAAGACCAGACCATCATCGCCAGACGCCATGGCATGTGGTTTGACGAGCCGCTGGCCTATGCTGGCAGTGCCACGCCTGATGGCCCCACTGTGGCCGGTCTGGTGATCTCAGCGCTGCGAGACAGGGCTCCGATACACATTGACGTCATCGGCGTCGGATCGAGCCCCTACGACTTCCTGAACGAGTCTAACCAGCAGGTGCTCGGCGTCAACGTGGCGGAGTCTGCGCTTGGCCTCGACAAGTCTGGCCGGCTGCGGTTCAAGAACCAGCGATCCGAGCTGTGGTGGCGCATGCGTGAAGCGCTGGACCCGGCAAACAATACTGGCATATCGTTGCCGCCTGATCCACGGCTGTTCGCTGACCTATGTGCGCCAACGTGGAAGCTGGTCGGCCAGACCATATCGGTGGCCAGCCGGGAGGAAATCTTTGAGCGCATTGGCCGCTCACCGGACTACGCATCAGCCTATTGCTTGGCCATGATGGACACGCCAAAGCGATCAATTGCCATGGAGTATGGCCGGCGTAACCAAAAGGATGACTATGACCCCTATGCGAAACTCTGATCACGGTGCCCGTAAGGCATTGCCCCAGACATAAATTGCCATCATGGTTAGAATTTCTATAGTTCAGCCTGTTGATTACATGCACAAAGTCGTCGAGCTGATGCGCGACAACTGGCATGAAACTGGATTTGATTTTGAGTTTGACCCATCGGCAGAGCAGTATCAGCGGGTCGTTGATTTCAATGCCATGTTTGCCATTGCAGCGTTTGATGATGAGCAGATAGTTGGCTACTGCACGATGGTGATCACACCGCATTTGCATAACCCAGCCGTGATCGTGGCATCAAATGATGCTCTGTTTGTAGCAAAGCCGTATCGCAACGGGATGACTTCAGGCAGGCTGATCAGGGCTGCGGAGGAAGAAGCAAAGCGCCGAGGCGCAAACAAAGTTTTGTGGCACACACGAGCGGGGACTGGCTTGGCAGCAATGCTGGAACGCCGCGGTTATCAACCAGCAGATATCGTCGTAATGAAAGGACTTTAACATGGGACTCGAAGCCGCAACCTTGGCATGGATCACAGCAGCCAGCAGTGCAGCCGCTACAACTTATTCGATTTATTCTGGTGAGCAGCAAAAGAAAAAGCAAGAGCAAAGCCTGCAGATGCAAGATCAAGCAAACAAACAGGCTGTTGCTACAGCACAAAAGCAAGAGAAAAGCGCTGAAGAAAATGTCCGTGCAGCCAATCGCAAGCAGGCTGATGTCAGCGCGATCCTTGCTGCAGCTCAGGACACCGGCGGCGCTGATCGTACACTGCTGACTGGCCCGACCGGCGTTGATCCAACACAGCTGGCCCTCGGCAAGAACACACTCCTCGGCGCATAACATGAGTCAATATCCCAGCGATGCACAATCAAATCCCCAGTCGGTGACTCGGGATAAGCTTTTTACCCGCTGGGGGCAGCTCAAGTCCGAGCGCGCAACTTGGTGGGCACATTGGCAAGAGATTACAACCTACCTGCTGCCACGTAATGGCCGGTACTTCATTCAGGACCGTGACCGTGGTCAGCGCCGGCATAACAACATCTACGACAACACCGGCACACGAGCCCTGCGCATTCTTGGCGCTGGCATGATGGCTGGTGCCACATCGCCTGCTCGGCCATGGTTCAGACTGGCGACCGCCGATCCTGACTTGAATCAGTACCACCCGGTAAAGCTGTGGCTTGAAGATGTGACCACGCGCATGCAAGTCGTCTTCCAGAAGTCCAACACGTACCGCTCGCTGCATCAGATGTACGAAGAGCTGGGCGCATTTGGCACCACGGCATCGATCCTGCTGTCTGATCCTCGCACAGTCATTCACCATTACCCGTCGACCATCGGCGAGTTCTGCATTGCGACTGACTACCGTGGGACAGTCGACACGATCTATCGCGAGTTTGAGAAGACAGTGTCAGAGCTGGTGCGTGAGTTCGGATACAAGAACTGCTCGACCACGGTGCAGAACATGTATGACCGCGGTACGTTGGACGCATGGGTGCCAATCATCCACGCCATTGAACCGCGTGGTGACCGCGACATCACGAAGCGCGACAGCAAGAACATGCCGTTCAAGTCGGTGTACTTTGAGGTCGGCGGCAACGAGAACCAATACCTGCGCGAGTCAGGATTCAATGAGTTTCCAGCACTGGCACCACGCTGGTCCACGATTGGTGGCGACATCTACGGCAACGGCCCCGGCATGGAAGCGCTGGGCGACATCAAGCAGCTCCAGCACGAGCAGCTCCGCAAAGCGCAGGCCATTGATTACCAGACCAAGCCGCCATTGCAGGTGCCAACCTCGATGAAGAATCGTGACGTTGACTCGCTGCCCGGCGGTATAAGCTACGTCGATGCCAACAGCCCACAAGGCGGCATCAAGACAGCATTTGAAGTCAACCTGAACCTGCAGCATTTGCTGATGGACATTCAGGATGTACGCGAGCGTGTGCGTGGCGCGTTCTATGCTGACCTGTTCATGATGCTGGCCAATGCAACAGACACACGCATGACGGCCACAGAGGTCGCTGAGCGTCATGAAGAGAAGCTTCTGATGCTGGGCCCAGTGCTAGAGCGCCTGCACAACGAGCTGCTGGACCCGCTGGTCGACAAGACATTCCAGCGCATGGTCGAGTTCAACATGCTGCCACCGCCTCCACCAGAGCTGCAGGGCATGGAGCTGTCGGTAGAATTTGTCTCGATGTTGGCACAGGCTCAGCGCGCAGTCGGCACCAACAGCGTTGACCGATTGGTCGGCAACCTTGGCGCTGTTGCCCAGTTTAAGCCTGACGTGCTCGACAAGTTTGATGCTGACCAGTGGGTTGACTCGTACAGCGACATGCTGGGTGTCGATCCTAAGCTGATCATCGCCAACGAGAATGTGGCCATCATTCGTCAGGCCCGTGATCAAGCCATGGCAGCAAAAGAGCAGGCAGCACTGATGCAGCAACAGGCAGTCACAGCTAAGGACTTGGCATCAGCCCAGACCGGCCAATCTGAAAACGCCCTGACCGATGTGATGAACATGTTCAGCGGCTACAACTCACCATCACCAACCGAGGTTTAATATGGCAATGATCAGCATGAAGCAAAAGCCCGAGCGCGAAGAGATGCCCGGCGAAATCGAGTACGAAGAGCCGATGTACCCATACGGCCTGTGCCTGCATTTGTCTCAGGATGAGATGGAAAAGCTTGGCATCACCACGCTGCCTGTTGTTGGCAGTGAGATGACCATCACAGCCAAGGTGTTTGTGAAGGGCACTAGCGCCTATGAGACACAAGGCGGCAAGGACATGACCATGGACCTGCAGATCACGGACATGGAGATCGGTGCCAGCGACAAGGCTCCGACTGCAGAGCGCAGCGCTACCCTGCTGTACGGCGACTAATCATGCCGGCCAAGTCAGAAAAGCAGAAGCGGTTTATGCAGGCCGTGGCGCACAACAAAGAGTTCGCCAAGAAGGTCGATGTGCCGCAATCTGTTGGCCGCGAGTTTATGGCTGAGAAGCTGTATCCAACCAGCGACAAAGAAAGAAAGAGTAAAGGCTGACTGTGTTCTACCCATCACGGACCGAAGATGATCGCTCAGAACCGTTTGAGCTTCAGGTATCCCGCGGCCTAATCAAGGGCCACTCGGTGGTCAACATCTTCGGATATCAGCCAGCAGTCAATTCGGAGTTTGTCCCAATTTGGGAAAACAACGCCGTATACACATATCCACCAGCAGCTACGATCATGCAGATGGTCAGCAGCAGCGCATCGGATACTGCGGTGGCTGTGCGCATCTTTGGCCTTAATGCTTCGTATGAGGCAATCACTGAGATCGTCACTCTCAATGGCACGACGCCGGTGTCGACCATCGGTTCATATTTCCGCATCAACAGCCTTGTGACTGTGGCTGGCAATGCCGTGGGCAACCTTACATTGTCAGCTGCTGGCGCGACCTACGGAAAAATCAATGTAGGCGTTGGCCGCAGCCAGATGAGTTTGTATTCCGTGCCTGCCGGGTATTCGTTTTACCTGACTCGCGTTGACATGTTTTCCAATCTTTTGGGAGGGTCAGGCAACCACTGTTTATACCGTGTGCAAAGCGAGTTTCCTAATGGTGTCAGCCTTGACGTACTGCAGGCACCTTTTACAGACCGATATGAGGCCCGGCGTGTTGTTCCGTTTCAGTATCTTGAGAAGACAGACGTTCAATGGCAGGTTAAAACTAACCAACAAACCGCAGAAATTGGCGCTGTCATTGAAGGGATATTGATACGAAACGAGCACTAAGTGCCCGTATGATTTGGCAAGGTAGATAAATTACACAATGAGCAATTACGATCCGACCGATCTTCGGAGTCAGGAAAAGCAGAAAACGGAGCGAGTGAGCCGTGAAAAGCTAGCCAAAGAAAACGAAGAGACGGACATTAAGTGGCTCATGGGTACAAAGCGGGGACGCAGGATTCTTTGGCGTCTCATGGATCAATCCGGTGTGTTCCGGCTGTCGTTCAACACCAATGCGATGCAAATGGCATTCGCAGAAGGTAACAGAAACTTCGGCAATCGCATGCTAGCGATGATTCACGATCAATGCCCAGAGCTTTACTCTGTAATGGTTAAGGAGCAAAAAAATGACAGATACGCTGATGACGGAAGCCACAACGACCAATGACGGCGCACCCGCATCGCAAGACGTAGGAAGCAATCCTTCGACGGAAGGTGCGCAACCTACGGATGGGCAGCAAGCAACCGACGGGCAGAACCAAAGCAACGCTACAGAGCAGAGCGATGGCAATACCGAAGGCAACCAAGATGGCGACAAACCTGCACAGGGAGCGCCTGAAAAGTACGACTTCAAGTTCGAAGAGGGCAAGACAGTCGACGCCGGAATACTGGACGTGTATTCGGAGGTGGCCAAGGAATTGAATCTGACGCAGGATGCTGCGCAAAAGATGCTGGACAAGATTGCACCCGTTATTGAGGGCAAGCAATTACAGCAGATTGAGGCGGTCAAAAATGAATGGAAACAATCCTCTGTTACAGACAAGGAGTTCGGCGGCGATAAGCTGCAAGAAAACCTTCAAGTGGCAGAAAAGGCTTTGTCTCAATTTGGTACTGACCAACTGCGCTCGCTACTCAAACAGTCTGGGCTGGCAAATAATCCGGAGGTAATCCGCTTTATGTTCCGCGCAGGCAAGGCAATCAGTGAGGACAGTTTTGTTGGTGGAAACAAAGGCCAGAAATCAAAAGGCCCGATGACTTTCACAGACCACGCTGCCGCACTTTATTCCAATCAGCAAACTTAACAGGAGCAAATCATGGCAACTCTTTCTGCAACCGCACTCACGCTGGCCGACTGGGCCAAACGTATTGACCCCGAAGGCCGTGTACCAGTAGTCGCTGAACTGCTGTCACAGTCGAACGAAATCCTCGAAGACTGCATGTTCAAGGAAGGCAACCTGCCGACCGGCGAGCGTGTCGTTATTCGTACTGGCCTGCCAACCGTTTACTGGCGCGCGCTGAATCAAGGTATCCCGAACTCCAAATCGACCACCGCACAGGTCGACGAGGCTTGCGGCATTCTTGAAGCTCGCTCAGAAGTCGACAAAGACTTGGCAATGCTGAACGGCAACACGGCTCAATTCCGCCTGTCGGAAGACACCGCGTTCCTCGAAGCAATGAACCAGACTCAAGCCACCACGCTGTTCTACGGCAACCCCGGCACCGATCCAAAGCAGTTCCTCGGTCTGGCCGCACGTTACTCCAGCCTGTCCGGCGGCAATGCTCAGAACATCCTGTCCGCAGGCGGCTCTAGTTCTGACAACACCTCGATCTACCTCGTGGTGTGGGGCGACAACACTGTGTACTGCCCATTCCCGAAAGGCTCGAAAGCTGGTCTGATCCATGAGGATTTGGGCGAGCAGACAGTCTACAACTCGGATGGCACACGTCTGCAGGCATACGCTACCCGCTACCAGTGGAAGAATGGTCTGGTTGTTAAAGACTGGCGCTATGTCGTTCGCATCTGCAACATCGATGTGTCCGACCTGATCGCTCAAACTGGTACTCAAGCTGCAAACGTATCGACAGCAATTATCAAGCTGATGGCTCGCGCTCTGTATCGCATCCCGAACATGAGCATGGGTCGCGCTGCTTTTTACATGAACCGCACTGTGCACTCTGGTCTGGCTCTGGCCGCACTGGACAAGTCGCAGTACGTTCTAAAGATCGAGCAGGGTTTGACTCAGTTTGGTCAGCCAAACAGCTGGCTGTCGTTCTTGGGCGTTCCTCTGCGCCGTGTTGACGCTATCCTCAACACCGAAGCAGTAGTGTCCTAATCAACCAGAATCGAAAGGAAATAAATCATGATTACCGATAAACTGCTTCGCGTTTCGGAAGATCAAGCGCTCACCACGACTGCTGTGTCTACCGATAAAATCGATCTGTCTGTAGCCCGTGACATCGGCGAAGGTCAAGATCTGTTCATGAATTTTGCAGTGACCACAGCTCTGACTGGCGGTACATCTGTAAAATTTGAAGTCATTACTTCTGCATCCGCTGACCTTAGCACCCCAACAGTTGTTGGCAGCACCGATGCAATCGTTACTGCTTCACTGGTCGCTGGCTACAATACTGCCGTTCGCATTAACCCGCAAATTGCATCTTTGGGTCAGCGTTATCTGGGCGCTCGTTACACCATCGTTGGCACTTATGGCGCAGGCAAAGTGACTGCTGATGTTGTGATGGATATTCAAGACGGTAAGAAGTTCTACGCATCGGGCTTCGCTGTCGTTTAATAAAAGGAAAACACTATGGCTACCTACCTAGTTCTACAAAAATCATTTATCAACAACGCCATCCGCGAGGAAGGCGAGCAAGTTGAATATGATGGTAAGCCCGGCTTAAATCTTCAGCTGGTCGATGGCTCTGATGATGAACAGACAAAATCTCCAAAGCGTAAATGGGAGAAAAAGTCTCAAGCAAATGAAGAGCAAAACGAAGTAGAAGGCTCGGTGTAATCTTTCGAAGCCGTAATTACTGGGGCCGTCGGGAAACCACGGCCCCTTTTACATAGGAGTCACACATGGCATCCGAAGTCGATATCGTAAACTTGGCGCTTTCTCATATCGGTGACCGTGCCAATGTCTCCGCAATCAACCCGCCAGAGCAGTCTATGCAGGCCGAACTGGCCGCTCGCTTTTATCCTATTGCGCGAGACACGTTGCTGGAGATGCACACATGGTCATTTTCGACCAGACGCGATTATCTAGCGCAGCTCACCAATACGTGGGACCAATGGGAGTATGCATACGCATACCCGCAAAACGTATCAAAGATCATCGCAGTTATTCCACCAGAAGCGAATGACGATTACTCAAGCAGATTTGGCCTCACTAATGTTTACGGAATTTCAGAGACTCACAGTCCAGTCGTTGCCGCTGGCCATTATGTTCCTCAGCCTTTTGCGGTGGAAACTGATTCGACTGGCGCGCGCATCATCTACACCAATCAAGAAAACGCGATCTGCCGATATACGGCAATCGTGACTGACACCACAAAGTTTTCTAGCCTGTTCACGTTGACTCTGTCGTGGCACCTTGCATCGATGTTGGCTGGCCCAATTATCAAAGGCGAAGTCGGCGCTGCTGAGTCGGGTCGTTGCACAAAAATGATGGTCGCATATTTATCGCAGGCCAAGATGTCTGACTCCGATCAACGCGAAAGCAAGCCAGAGCATATTGTTGGCTGGGTAGCCGGGAGATAATCATGGCCATTGATATGAACAAATATGCCAACGTTTTGTACGCAAATCAAAACTCATCGCCTGATCAAATGGATGACAGCATGTATCGGCCTGATGGATCAATCAAAAGCATGAAGGGTTATCTTGGCGCAATAGAGCGCCCTGATGGCACAGTGTCGACAGAAATATCCGCAGGTTTTGAAATCGATGGTAAAGAAATGGACATCCCATTGATGGTGCCGGGTCTGACTAAAGAAGAAATTAATTACCTGATTACAACCGACATTCAGGGAGAAGATTTTTTTAAGAACATGCCCAAATCAATTGTAGACAAAGCAATTGATCATGCAGAAAAACGCATTAAAGAAGGCAAGAATGTCTTTTATCAAGACGGCGAGGAGAATCAATAATGCCATCAGTCCGCACCCTTACCCGGTCATTTGCAGGCGGCGAGATGTCGCCGGAGATGTTTGGGCGAATTGACGATGTGAAATTTCAATCCGGTGCGGCAAAGATGCGTAACTTCATTGCCACGCCACAAGGACCAGCAGAGAATCGACCGGGCACAGCCTACGTGCGCGAGGTCAAGGATTCGACAAAGCGTGTTCGCCTGATCCCGTTCACGTTTTCGACCACGCAGACTATGGTAATCGAGGTCGGTGCAGGGTATTTTAGATTTCACACCAATGGCGCGACGTTGCTGGCCGGCAGTCCTGCTGCATACAATGGAGCGACTGCATACACCGTGGGCGCATTGGTAAGCTCAAGCGGCACGAATTACTATTGCATTGCCAACACTACTGGCAACGCACCGCCCAACGCGACCTACTGGTATCCACTGCCAAGCACAGCCTACGAAATTCCGAACCCGTATGCTGAAGCCGATCTGTTCGACCTGCATTACGTGCAATCGTCTGACGTTCTGACTATCGTGCATCCGGGCTACCCTCCGCGGGAGCTGCGTCGACAAGGCGCAACGCAATGGGTGCTGAGCACAATCACATTCGGCGCGACAATATCACCTCCCGGCACGGTCACCGCCACAGCCAGTGGACATACCACGGCAAAATACACGTATTCGTACCGGGTCACGGCAATCGCATCTGACGAGGTCAATGAATCTGTGGGCTCTACTACGGCCACGGCCAGCGGCAACCTGCTGGAGACTGGCGGCATTGTGACTATCTCGTGGTCATCGGTGGCTGGTGCGTCGCTGTATAACATCTACAAGCTGCAGGGTGGCATCTATGGCTACATTGGCCAGACATCTGGCACATCGATTGTGGATGACAACATCGCGCCAGACCTTGGGATCAGCCCACCAAACTACGATAATGTGTTTGCCAGCTCGAACAATTATCCGGGCGCTGTTTCTTACTTTGAGCAGCGTAGAAGCTTTGCCGGCACGATCAATGATCCGCAAAAGATGTGGATGACCAAGTCTGGCACCGAGTCAAACATGAGCTATTCGCTGCCGATTAAGGACGATGACCGCATTGCGTTCAAGGTCGCAGCCCGTGAAGCCAATACGATTCGGCACATTGTCCCGCTGTCGCAGCTGGTGCTCTTGACCAGTGCCGCGGAATGGCGAGTAACATCGATTAACTCGGATGCCATCACGCCAACCTCGATCTCGGTGCAGCCGCAATCCTACATCGGCGCATCAAACGTGCAGCCATCGATCATCAACAATGCCATGGTGTACTGCGCAGCCCGTGGTGGCCATGTGCGTGAGCTGGGCTATTCGTGGCAGTCAAATGGATTTATCACCGGCGATCTGTCTTTGCGAGCAGCCCACTTGTTTGACGATTACGAGATCGTGGACATGAGCTACAGCAAAGCGCCTAAGCCGATCATCTGGTTCGTGTCGAGCTCAGGCAACTTGCTGGGTCTGACCTACGTTCCAGAGCAGCAAATCGGCGCATGGCATTGGCACGATACCGACGGCGTGTTTGAAAGCTGCCCGACTGTGGCCGAAGGTGCTGA